TGAGCATTGATAATATAAAATACATTAACAAAAGTTCTAAAGAAAGAATGGTCAGGGAGATGTTGGAAAAGAAAGGGGAAGACTACGGCAACTTTAGCAACAATGCTTATGTGGTTGCTAAATTTATTCAAGGTGTTTTGGAGGTCGTTAATAAGCAACACTTAACCGTTCCCATTACTTTAATTCCTCAACTAATGATTGTACTTAAATTAACTAGAACCATTAACGATGGTACAAAAAAGAATCTTTATAAAAACGACACCCATTCCGACATTGATGGCTATAATTCTTTGTTAAAAGAAATGATGAGAATTGCAGATCAGGAGGATAAAAATGGCAAGTAATGGAAAGGTTTTTTATAGTCCACAAATTAAGAAGATACTTACCTTTATGGCTAAATACCATAGAGAATATGAAGCCTACCCCAAGTTGAATGAGATAGGAAAATCTCTTGGTGTTTCCAAACAAAGGATAGGTGTACTTTTAAAACAAGCTGAACAACTTGGGCTTGTTCAATCTCACAACTATTTCATGCGAAAGTATAGCTTGAATAATTTGGCTAAAGAAGGTAAGTTGAAAGTCAATAATTACTATGAGTTGTAATTATGCAGAAGTGTAAAAAGGTGTGGAACTTAGAGATGACGGTAGCAATGGAGCAAGATTTTGATAGCCCTGAATTAGCCGCTAATCAAATTCAACCCTCCGATAAAGCAAAGGTCAAAGAAATTACTGGTCAAAGAATACTCTTTTCCACAGTGAAACTGTTAAAGGAGGATAAGACAGATGGACTACGATCCAAAGAAAATAAGGGAGCTAGAGGGTCAAGTACAGGAACAAACTAGGCTGATGTATAAAGCTAAAAGCTGGGTTTATAAAAAGCAGGATGCTATTTTAAAAAAGCAGGAAGACCTTCAACTAGAAAAAGCAAAGCAAGACACAATTACGACATAGTTTATTTATAAGTTGTGTGGATAAAATATACATGGTTGTAAACAACCAGAAAGGAGTATTGTCTTTATGCCAACCGATCAACAGGAAAAATTTTCATTTGATAGTCATGTCGGTAAGAAATTAAGAAACAAAAGGGTACAACTTAAACTCACACAAACAGACGTTGCACATTCCTCAAACAAAACTTTTCAGCAAGTTCAAAAATATGAAAAGGGAGTTAATGGAATGAGTGGTTTTGTTTTAGGTCAAGTTGCTAGATACTTAAAAGTACCAGTTACTTATTTCTACGAAGGTTATGATTATGAAACTTTTACAAGTCAGCTAACATATAAGGATAATGAACCAGAAATTCATGTGAACAATCAGCACAGGAATGAAAAGCATTATCCCAACCCTAATTCTTATGGTGAAATTACCGACCATTTGAATCTGCAAGTAGCAGCAACACAAAAACTGGTAAGTAAGTAACAAGAATAAGCAGGGCTAGTCAGAACCAAGAATAGGTCAACTGACTAGCCTGAGAAGTGTAAAATGATAGATCTTCAATATATTGGAATCATTTTAAATTACAACCCCTAATATAAACCCACCAACCATACCCAACCATATCAAATGATTACACCGAATCCGCAATTTTATTAATCTTTTTACGATTATAAATCTTTTGGGAGGGTATGACTTGAGATTTGTATTGTGGGGTTCTCAGGCTTTTTGCAACAGGATTAGGCGTACTTTTTTTTATGAGTAACTTTTTTTCCTGTTTTTTTAGCATACCTTTTAGCAGCTTTCTTTCCTGCTTTTGAATATGAAAAATGTTTTCTACCGACTCTTGGCATTTTGTTCCTTCTCCGTTTCTACTTTGTAACAAGAATGATGTGCTGGTTTATGCGTTGCAAAAATTACAAACGACATATCGTTAGTAATTTCTTTCTTACAATAAAGACAATCGCCAACGGTTCTCACCATGCGTTGTCTCTTAGAAGAAGCCCAGCTTTTTTTTGTTTTTTTTTTAAACATTAATGTGAAATCTGAGTTAGAAAGTAAAGACAAAAAAGTAAAACAATTACTGCCGTTACATAAAACATCCGATCAGGATTCCACATACTGATTATCTTTTTTTCTTTTTGCCTTTATTCTTCTTCTTTTTATTTTTGTTTTTTTTATTTTTCTTTTTTTTAGCCATTGTTTTTCCTTGTGCGATAAGTCTTTGTTTATTATATTCTTCTTCGCTAATTAACTCCACTGATGATAACCTTTATCATCCTTCATTAAAGATTCTTTTCTATTGTTAGCAATTTTTAATGAACAGTGAATCCAACCACTATTCTTATCAGAGTTATCGTAATATTCAAGGATTAGTTGATCGAAGTCAAAGTTGTTTTTAATATGGGAAGCAACTTCTTTGTTGTCGTAAGTGGGAATTTCAAAGTCAGCCGCAGCTCCGTTGTTAGCACAGTGCTGTGATTGAGGTGAAGATTTTATAAGTTCACATAAGGCCTGACTGCGATAGCCAGAAGTAATTTTAATGGGAGCTTCGTAGTATTCTCTTAAAGGTTCAAGAATGTTAGTACAAAGATGTTTGATATAATAAATTTGTGAGCCGTTAGGATCATTAGTAATTCCAGCCCTTAACGCTGTTTGAGATTGCGTCATTTCTTTCAGGCTGAAGTGAGGACTAAGCATCATAACTATAAACTAATTTCTTCTTTTTTAATTTCTTTACAATAAAATTTAATATACGTTTCATTTTCATTAACATAGTCTGATCCCATTACATCCATTAGCTGTAACGAATCCATATAACCTTGTCGCATACAACTATCCCAATCAGAAAATTCAACATTTTTTTTCCATCCTTTTTCGCACACTCCATTGAGTGCCGAACAAATAACTAATATCAATACTATTTTCATTATTCATCATGGGTGTTCCATAAGCATTTTACTATGTTTTTTTTCAGACCTTATTTTCTTCTCAAGCTCTGTGATCTTTTCAGTTAATTTTTCAATATCCTGATTGGCATATTCTAGCTTCTGCAAACACCTTTTGTTTGCACTATCCTTACTTTTTCCAGCGTCTTGAAGTTCTGCAACTTCCTGTTTTAAAATTCTTACTTGATCTTTATACTCAGTAATGAGTTCATTGGAAGTTTCGGTCATAGATTATTTTTTTTTAAAAGTAGAAACACCCTTAATTCCAAGAATTGTAGAAAAAGCTCCTACTACAAGAGCTTGGTAGAACATAGGTAAGTTTGAAAATTTATTAAAAAAAATATCTATTTTTGCCTGTATGTTTGGATCATCACTAAATACAGACCAAGCCAATAATAGTAAAGGAATTGAAATTAAGATAAGGCAAAATTCGTCTTTCCAATCTTCCTTATGCGAAGCAATAACAGCTTTTTTAAATTCGACCTCTCCATTAGCCATTCGTTGAGCTAATTTTAATTCTGCAACCGATTCTAATTCCTTTGTTTTTCTTCTATTGGATGCAATAGACATACCTGTCTTAAGGATTCCAGGTACTAACTTTGCTGCAATGTTTAGCCACATAATTATTTATACATATCCTTGCATAACCACTTTGAATACTTTTTCCATAGTTTCTTAAACCACTTCATAAGTCCTCCTTCTGTAGATTAAATTAATTACAGTTTATTTTATCTATTTCGGTAGGTTGTCCATTTTGAAAAAACCATACATAAGAACTGACTACCGTTCCTTCGTCAGTATAAAGGCATTTTTTTCCAAAAGAACATCCAGACAAAATCAATAATACCAGTATTAATACTATTTTTTTCATAAGCTATCCTTATATGTTATTCCCTTTCTTTTCTCTATATTTTTATATTACTACAGGGAAAAGTCTTTTTCTACCTAATGTTTATTCATAATTCCTAGTGCTTTAGCTTTTGTCCAATCAACGATATATTTCTTTCCTTTTTCATACGCATGATTCTTTATACTTTTTTCTGTACTCATAATCGTTAAAATATCTACACCATTATATACTTTTGCATAAGTATTTTGACTAATGGCAATACTACTGCCACTCATCAGTAATGCAAATTCACTACAACTTGTAGTGAGGATCAGTAATAAACTTATAAATAAAATCTTTTTCACACATTATCTATTTCTATAAAATGATAGATCGGTTTGTATATCAGCTCTTTGAACTACAGGTGCTCCACCATAGGAGTCTTGTTTGTCGTTATTCTCGCATCGTTCTAGTGCTGCGATATACATTTGTAACCAACCTTGTACTTGTTGTTGATCCATTCCTCCTAAGAAGTTAGATGAATGATAAAGACTTCCATACAAATAAATACCAGGATGTTTGTCTAAAATATAATTGGTTGCATTGGAAGAACTAAGAGCTGCGATATTTTTGTAATATGATAAGTAACCAGTATAAGTAGTATCAGGTTTAGGACCAAATCTGAATTGTTCAGTTTCATTATCTGCTTCTATTGTATAAGAACGAGGTCTACCAGATCTGGAACCTCCTCTTATTTCAAATAAGTTATGGGGTGTAATATATTCTAATGGATATTTTGTACTAGATAATAAAAGATAAAATGATCTTACAGAAATAAATCCTGTTGGTACAGTTTCAGTTTCTTCATCAATAGTCACAGTATCAATCTGTTCCATTTGTCTTATTCTTAACTTAGCATTAAAATCTGCTTCGGTAAGTTTAATGAAGTCATCAGCTATCTCATCGGTTAAATCAGTTCTATTTAACCAGTTAGCAATTGATGCTTTTAATTCTGTATAGGTTGATATAGCCATTATAATTTCCCTTCTGCAGTTCTAAAATATCTAAATTCTGAGCTATTCAGTTTTGTTCTTAAAATTTTATTTTGTATTTCTTTAGGTAAAGCAAACCAGTTACG